TTTTTATCTTTGATAAATTCCATCTTAGATTGAAACTTATCATCAAGGATTTCACCTTTATGCGATATTACAAAGACATTAGTATCTTCACCGAACGCATAAATTATTTTCATTAAATTACCCACACCCTCATGGTCCAATGACGAATCAAATGTCTCATCAAGTATGAGTAAGTTAGTAGCTACTGAGTTTTTCATCTTGGCAATCTGACGCCAAGTAAATAACAGAGCTAAATCTATTCTTTGTTTCTCACCTTCTGAAAACGAATCATAAGAAAAGTTATCACGATGACGAGATCGAATAGTCTCAGTAAAACTTTCATCTAGATTAAAATGTACAAAGAAATCTAGAATCTGTAAATACTGATTTGTAAGTTGATTGATGACTGGTAGATATTGTTTAATAATCTTTGTCTTAATACCGGTATCTTTCAACATCTCAAGAATAACTGTATTGTAAGTTACATCTTCGTTGATGCTTAATTTATGTTCAAAGTGTGCTTCACGTTGTTCTTGTAACTTAGCTAGTTCTTCTCTTGCCTTTGCTGTATCACCATCAGTACCTTTAATCTTATCGATCTGATTTGATAATACATTAATACGTTTTTGTAGACTATCTATAGAATTATTATTAGTAGTAACAATGGCTGTTTTATCTCTTATATCTGCAGACCTATTATCTAAATCAGTAAGATCTATTTCTACGGCTTCTGCTTCGTTAGCCAGATCTATAAGAGTGTCTTGATATATTGCAGCCTTGTCTTTAGCAGTCTTAAGTTTTTCTTGTTTGAGATCTATTGGTATCTCTTGCTCACATGTTGGGCAATTGTCGTGGTTCTCATAAAACTTAGATTCTTTTACAAGTGATCGTATCTTAGAATCGAAGTCAGCTTTATATTGCAATAACGATTGCTTCTTATCATGTCGTTCTTTAATCTTTTCTTGTAAGCCTCGTGAACGTCTTTCTATATATTGAGTATGTCTATTGTTCTCAGCCTGAAGTGTTTCTATCTCACTGCGTGCTTCATCTATCTCATCTGTCTTAGACTCAACTTCTGTATTAGCAAGACCTTCAACTTCTTTAATATAATTCTGTTGTAAGCTAATTTTGTCTTTTGCTAATTCTAAACTATAGTCAACATCCTTAAGATTATCCTTCAATAAGCTTTGCTTTTCTTTTAGGATCTGATTCATTTTAGAGAATACATTAATGTCCAGAAGATCCTCGATAACATCCCGCCGATGATGCGAGGGAAGTTGCATGAAAGGAATGAAGGAGGAGGATCCCAACACAACAATCTGATGGAAGCTTTTATGATTAAGCTTCAGAATGTTTTGTTCGAGAATCTTCTGGTACTCTTTGGCATGTGATGATTGATTAATCATCGTGCCATCAACGTAGATCTCAAACTTACCTGGTTTGATTCCACGAATGATTTTATATTCTCTTTGACCTATACTAAACTCAACTTCTACTTCACAATTCTTATTGTTAATAGAGTTGACTAGTTGTGGTTTATTAATATTTCGGTGAGGTTTGCCAAACAGAGCGTATGACAAAGCGTCTAGCATTGTAGATTTACCGGCACCATTGTGACCGATAACAAGGGTGGTTTTACTGCGTATAAAGTCTATCGTCGTAAAGTGATTGCCTGTCGACAAAAAATTACGATAACGCAACGTCTTAAATAATATCATGCAATTTCTAAAGATTGAGCCTCAGTCATAAGGTTGTACACATCCTTCTTGATACGTTCCTTACTCAGCTCAGTTTCTACTCCATCTATATAAGTATTCAACAATTCTGTTGTGTCTTCAAGGGAGATCTCATCATCTCCAACGTTTGATCCAATAAATTCATCAAAGGTCTCTTGGATCTTTAAATCATATATTGTCCTATTCTGTATTCTATCAACAAATCGATCAAATGTAAACTGATTTTTTCGATTTATTACAACTATTTTTACAAATTTATTTTCTACTTGACTTAGATCGTAATCCATATAATCAGTAGTACTATCATCATACCTAATCCTGTGGTGCAAAGTAAGAGGGTTCCTAATAGCTTCAAGCTCTCTCGTACCCGTGTCCAGAATATGGAAGTATTTGTTATCGTGCGCGTCATTCCAGAAAAACTCCATTTGACTACCAAGATAGGTTATATTATCTTGAGTTGATTTTGTATGGAAATGTCCTGAGTATACGGCTTCGAACCGTTTGAATAATGATCTGTCTAGACCATGTTCACACTTGATGCCTTTCATCATTTCATAACCAATAATATCAAAGTGTCCACCCATGATATCGGCTTTACATTCTTTGATAAACTTTATAGAACGTTCTTCGTTCTCAGCATCTATCCATGGGACTAATGCCATTTTTAATCCATCATAATCCATCACAGTTGGTTCATGGATAATATGGACTTCATTCATATAATGTCCAAGTAATTCTTTTAGACTATTTAATTCACCAGTATTCTTATAGTATACGTCATGATTGCCACGAATGATATCCATTGTAATGCCGTGTTGTCGTAACGGTTTAAGGAAGCAATGCCTAATCCGATTAATACACTTGAAATTAATGAATTTTCTATTATCGAAGAAGTCACCCAGGTGAACGATATGACGAATATCGTTTTCCAAAAGATAAGGAAAAAATACATCTGAGTAAAATTTCTCTGCGTTATCGAGAAATATGTCAGAGCTATTGCGAGTCCCACAGTGAGTGTCATTTATAATTGCTACTTTCATTTTAAAAATTCACTTAGGTCAGAATCAGCTTTCATCTCACGCTTTTTACGTTTTTCTTTTTTGACGAATTCTTTAACTGCGTCATCCGTAGCCTTTACCTTATCTATACGATCTTTAAGGAAGTCTACGAATTGTTGAGCCACGGTATTTGCAAGTGTGTCACCCTCTACTTCAACAAACGTTTCTAATCCCGAACTAGTGAGATATTTGAGTTTGATGTCTTGTTGCTTTTTCTCTTTAGCAATACGACGGAGAAATGCATACCACGTGATTTGAGTAAAATATGCAAATGCATTTGGTTTTCCAGTTCTTGTTGCGGTTTCTAAATTATAATTCTCTATTGCCTTTAAGCAATTCTCAACAGCATCCATTACCATTTCTTCTCTATATGTATAACGAATGAAATTTGATTTATGAGATAAGCCTTCCGCTATCTTGAGAAAGCATGATGCTATGTAATCTGTTACAATAGGTAGCTGCTCATTTTTTGCTTTAGCTTTTCTAACTTCTGTTACGTATTCAACAACGGCAGCTGAGAAGTCTGCATTATTTACGTAGTGAATACTTTGACGTTTAGTTCTTGCCATAACTTGTCCTTTCACATATATCATACTATATTTTTATGGCGATGTACACTAAATTTTTTTAAAAAAAAGTAAAAAAAAGTATGTACAAACCGGCTGGTTGTGGTATAATAATAAAGAGGTTTTTGAGGTGGGTGGTATACCCTAGTGTAATTTACTCTTATCCATTTTCGGAAATGGTAATATATTCTCTGCTATCTCTTCTTTTTCTATCTCTTCTAATTCTTCATCAGTTGGACCCTCGTTGAATTTTAAATATTCTTGTAGAGTGTCACGATAGTTATTTAATATTTCTCGCGTCGGGCTTGCTTGAGAAACAATTAAGTCTCCGTTCAATGCAATGTTATATCCTTCTTCGATTTGTCCAACCATAAAAGGCCGAAGAGTACATAACCTCATAGCTCCTGTTGGAGATTGTAAGAATACTATCTCAAATGCATTTTTAGCAAGTATAGTAGCATTATGATCATCATCCCATTGAACGATCTCACACAAAACTTCTTCGCCGCTTGATAATTTTAATTGAATTATTTCTTGATCGGTCATGTTTTAAATTCTATCTCGTATATTTTATAGTTAAAAGATTCTCTTGAATATATTCTAATACGTTCTGCACTATGCATTAGTGTGTAGTTCTTACGTCCTTTCCAATGCAAGTCGTCCGCCAAGTCAAAGAGCTTCGTAGTCCTAGAATCGTCTGATTTCCTAAGTCCTCTTCCAATTGACTGCAAGACTTTAATCTGAGATTTTGAGGGAGAGGCAAAAATAATGTTGTGTAAATTACGAATATTGATCCCAGTACTAAAAGTGCCCAGTGAGGCCACGATAATTGCATTCTTCTGTTTCTCCACTATTTTACGAATTGCTTCTCTATCCGCTGTCTCCACATCTCCTGATACGTAAAAAACTTTTCGTCTTTCATGTGCATTGGATTTAATTAGATTATATAATGGCTTTCCATGCTTATCTACAAATTGAAATAATATAAGAGTATTACCGTTTTGATCTAATGCAAGATTATTTATAAACTTATTACGCGCTTCGTTTGTAACAATATAATCTATTTCATCATGATACTCTCTTTTACCAAACGTTTTTCTTATATGCTCAGGATATTTAAGTAATAATACACTAATCTCTAATGGCGCTAGTGTATCTTCTTCTTGTAATTTTTTAGTGGTTGTAACATTATATACCTTTCCAAAAAGGCCTTCTAATACAAGTCTATGAGTTTGCGTGCCATCTAATGTACCTGTTGTACCAAATCTATATTCAGCCTCACGACATTTATTCATAATAGATGTAAGTG